AAGCCAGTATTTTAGGGAGGTTAGGAGCACTCCATGGCGAAAGAAAAACCAACGCCTCAGGAATTTGCCGAAGCCGTCGTCGGGTTTGAAGCATCTAAAAGGGATGCCAAAGCTGAAGAACAAGCTATCAAGCACGCCTGGGAATCCATCGAGAAAGACTTCGGCAAAGGCTCTGTCATGTGCGGACATACCATTATCCGCAATGTCGAAGCCATCCCAACAGGATCCCTTCGTCTGGACATCGCCCTCGGAGTTGGGGGAGTTCCTCGAGGCCGTATCACGGAGATATACGGTCCGGAAGCGTCCGGCAAGACGACGCTCTGCATGGAAATCTTAAAGAACGTCCAGGCCGCAAAAGGCCGGGCGATGTTCGTCGACGTCGAGAACTCCTTTGATGCTGCGTATGCCAGAAATATCGGCGTTGACATGGACAAGATCTACCTTTCCCAGCCGGATAGCGGTGAGCAGGCCCTGACCATTGTTGAGAGATTCACAGCCTCAAACGCAATGGATCTGATCATTATCGATTCCGTAGCTGGACTAGTCCCCAAGAAAGAACTGGAAGGCGAGCTCACAGATAGCTCTATGGGTGCCCAAGCCTCCCTCATGTCAAAGAGCCTGCGTAAGTTGGCGCCAATCGTGAATAAGACGAAGACCTGCATCGTCTTTACGAACCAGCTCCGTGAGAAGATTGGCATGATGTTCGGGAACCCGGAAACGACGCCGGGAGGCCGTGCTCTCAAATATTGGGCTTCCGTCCGGATGGAAATCCGGCGCATGACGACAATCAAGGAGGGAGACAAGGCTGTCGCCAATATCGTCCGCGCCAAGATCACGAAGAACAAAGTAGCTCCGCCGTTCAGGCAGACGGAATTTAAGCTTGTCTTCGGGAGAGGCATCCAAAGGGAGGCCTGCATTGCCGACATGGCAGAACAGTGCGGCTTCCTGACGAGATCTGGTGCCTGGGTCTGTTTCAAGGACGAGAAGATCGGAAACGGTATCGAACAGGCTCTTAAGTTCCTTGTAGAAAGACCAGAGATAACAGTCGAATTGGAAAAGTTAGTCCGGGAGGAGATCCGGAAGAGGGACGTGATCATCAGCAAGCCGGAAGAGGAAGCCCCAGAGGAATAAAAGATACGCCAGGCCCAATAGGAGTCTGGCTATGGCTATTGTCAGTGCGTTCCGGATTGATGACGTCGTGTATTTGAGGTCTTCGGCGCAGATCGGCTTCCTGGAAGCCTACAAGGTCAGCGGGATCTTCCAGCTCAGGAACGATCGGTATGTCTACACGATCGACATCAACAGGAGGCCGCCGTCCGCCCAGACGCTCGGCGACCACATCGACCTGAAGCGCATCCAGACGCTCTACTTCACGGAAGATGAGCTTCTGACGTTCTGCGAGGCCGAGACACTTGTCGTGCAAAATCTCGAGAGAAGGTTGCGGGAGGAGAAGGCTCGGTTCGCTGCCAGATGTTCAGTTTCACCAGGATCGGGAAGCACCGGTCCGACTCCGCCTGGAAGCGGGAGCGCCGGATCAACTGGGAGTGCCCCATGAACAGACGATCTCTTTTAAAAGCCCTCACACTCCTCCCATTTGCACCCCTGCTCGGACGCAAGACAGAAGCAGCCATTCCGAATGGAGAAGACGACCTAGCCTATTGGCGGCGCATTCCGAATGGAGAAGACGACCTAGCCTATTGGCGGCACAAAGTAGAGCATTGCGAATCGATTGGGGACCATAAGAAGGCAGAGCTTTACCGCAGGAGACTGCTGCTCGCCGAGGACGTCGCTCTAATCCACGACATCCAACGGGCCAGAAATGGTCGGAAATTCTCTATGCACGTGGAACGTGTTGGTCGGGAAACTCTTTGCGTCACGATTCCAGCCGACCTATCGCCCCAGGAGGCCGTGAAGTATCTCGATTCCATAAAGAGACACTTTCGAAAAGTTGGGTGTCGCAATGCACGACGAGGTCTGGCACAAGCATATCTATTTAGCTGAACAAAAAGAATGTCAGACGAACAGACCCTTCACGATAAGGATTCTCGCACGTTCGGCGAGAACGAAGAACAAGCCATCATAGCGCTAGCCTTCGACCTCCCGGAGTTTTTTAGCTCCGTCGTGCCCTACCTCCAGATCGATCACTTCAAGCACATCCCGTCCAAGTTCCTGTTCGCCATCATCAAGAAACTCATAGAGAAGCACCGGGTATCGCCGACCCGCGGCCTGGTAAAGGACATTGCCAGGAAGAATCTCACGGTCGATGACGATTATGAGCCGATCCTCTCCCTCATTGACAAGCAATCCGATCCCCGAGAGGCTCCAGTCGTCAAGCAATCAGTCGTCGAATTCGCCAAGCGCCGCGCCCTGGGACTCCTCTACTCCAAGGAAGTCATGGAGGAAGTCTCGCGCGGGAATTTTGACCGCGTAAATGAGATTGTCGAGTCAGCCCGGAAGATCACCGACGTCAGCCAGACAGGAATCTGGTTCTTCGAGCGCGCTCACGAGCTCTTCACGGAAGAGAATGAAATCAAGTTCACGACGGGCTTCCCGAAGCTTGATAGGTACATCAACGACGGCGGGCCTACGATAAGCGACGTCTTCGTCTGGATGGCTCCGACCAACGTCGGCAAGACTTACATGCTCTGCAACACGGGAGAGGCTAACGTACGGGCTGGGCACAACGTCGTACACTTCTCCTTCGAAGGAGACATCAAGAAGACCCAAGTCAGGTACGCCGGCGCATTCACCAATGTGCCGGTCGTCACGCATATGCATCGGATGGCGCACAAGGATCAGATCACGCAAATCCTGAGCCGATGCAAGGCCCATTATGGAGCGGAACTCGTCCTCTACAAGTTTCCTGCGGACGAGGTCAGCGTAGACACCCTCCATCAGGTCATGGACTTCCTGAGGCGGAACAAGGGCTTCAATCCGAGAGTCGTGATTATCGACTACCTGGAACTCATGGTCTCGCGGAACAAGTTCATGAACCGGGACGATTACGCTAGACAGAAGTCCATCTCCACGGAGCTGTGCGGATTCGCCGACAAGGAAAACGTGGCAGTCTTCACGGCGACGCAGACCAACCGGTACGGCATGAACGAGGAAGAGCAGTCCAGCAAGAAGACGGCCGGGACTGGCGGCGGGAAGTCAATCGACCTGGATAAGATCGCAGAGTCCTTCGGGAAATCTATGCCGCTTTCCTACGTCGTGAGTATCAATCAGACGAAGAACGAATACGAGGCCGGCTACGACGCGAGCCGGGCTGAAAACACAGCCGCCCGAGCGAGACTCTTCATCGCCAAGAATCGGAACGGTCCGAAGTCCGAGACAGTAGCTATCCGTATGAACTACGTCACCATGAAGGCCAAGGAGGACGAGCCGGCCGTCAACATTACGACGGTAGGCGGGAATTCCTAATGCCAACTTACAACTACATCTGCGAACATCACAAGACGGAAGATAGTCAGGATTTCGTCTTCGAAGTCAATCACGGCATGAACCAGAAGCCGGAAGTCCTCTGTCCCCAGTGCAAGAAGCCCTGTAAGAGGACTTGGCTGGGGATGACGTTCCAGTTCTTCTTCCCTGGCAATGGGCTGGTCAGAGATAAGGCAGGCGCCAGGCGTAGTATGAACCTACACCAACTCGAGAACGACGACCCCTATGGTTATATGCGCCAGCCGGGCGAGAAAGCGGACTTGGTGGACAAGCTCCGAAAGGGCGGCAAGCACCAGGGACACCCGAAGGTCATCGCGACCCACGGGATCAAGAAGAAATGAGCTACTGTGGAATGCGTTTTCCAGGGTCGCCAGGTCTACTTCAAATGAAAACGTGGTACAGCGCCATCTGTCGCAAATGTGGAGAGGGCGCGCAGATCTTCGTCTCAAATCCGAGCTGTACTATGGCCTACCTTGGAGAGAAGGATAAGGAGATTCAAGCCTTCCTAGAGAAGCACTTCGGATGTGAGCTCGAGCTCATCTGGCGGGATGACCAACTGGACGCACTCTTCAATTCGGGCTGGAAAGTCAGCATTCTCCCGGGCGTCTGCCGTTATTTCCGACCGGAAAGTATTTCATCTCCGTGTCCAAGCACGCCTTCGTAATGTGTCAGTACACGAAGCAGTCCTCTCGTCCGCTCATGGCTGCCTTCATGGACGACGGGAGTGATGCCGTCAGATCGTACCCCCTGCTTCTCTCTGGCGTCGGTCTCAGCTTGAAGACGGTCTGGGAGAGCGCAAAGGCCATCCTTGGAGAATTCAAAGGGAGTCCTCTTCCCGCCGTAACGATGAACGACTTCAAAACGGTCCTTGATTTCCTGGACCGCGAATGCAACCTACTGGCGCATCCGTTTAACGTCTGGGATTTTGGCATCCCGAAGCAGCCGAATTACGGTACGTTGTCCGCCGAGAGGGCCAAGGAGATCTGCGAGAAGCTCGTCCGTGGCGTTGCCAGCATCCAGCCCGCTCCCTGGATGAAACTGCTCGGAAGAGCCACGCAGGTCTATCGTATGCTCCAGAAGCGTGGCCTCATGAATGGTCACCTTCTCGCCTATCCTCGATATATCCTCAACACGGTCAGCGGCCGGTCAAAGACGCTAGGTTTCAACGTCCAAGGGACGGATGCGTCTTACGACGTAAAGCACCCCGATGAAGAAAAATCCTATTTCATCCATCTGGACTGGATCTCGGCAGATCTTAAGGCTGGTCAGATCCTGAGCGGAGACGAGCTTCTTGCAGAAGCCTTCAGGAAGTCCGACCCCTACACCGTCATGGCGAAGGGAGATCTGACCCGGGCAGACTGCAAGAGCATGATGATTCGCGCTCTCTACGAAATGGACCAGGATAGCCCGGCCCTTCAGTTCTGGCCGGATCTTCAGAAATGGGTCGCCGTCGAGAAGGCTAAGCTGGAAAACAGAGGCTGGACGGAGTCCGTCCTGGGTAGAAGGTTCCGGATGGCTACAGAAGGCGATCCTCTCCACAATATGAGGAGCGTATTTAACGCCTCGCTCCAGGGGACGGTGGTGCACGCCATGCATAGTGCCCTCTGGCAGATTTACAAGGCGATGCCCGACTGCATCGTGGCAGAGATGCACGACTCGATTACTCTGGCGGCGAATAGGCACGCGATCAAGGAGGTTCTGAACGTCGGCGTCGAAGCCATGCTCCATCCGTTCAAGGACATACTGGACAGCAATCCGACGTTTCCGCTCCGGATTTACGTCGGCCGTCATTGGAAGAAATGGAAGCTTTACAAGGAAATCCGATGACAGCTCCCAAGAACAAATGGTTTGCCGACAACATCCCGGAGGACGTTGCGAACATCGTCGTCCGCATCCACGTCAAGGTGCCAGGCGGCGGAACTATCTCTCGGGACTTTAGGACCGACGTAGAAATAGACTACGACAATCTCGAAGAGCAGCTTGCAAGGACGCCAAGCGCCTTTTCCTACTGGGCCGGAGTCATGAGTGAACAGAAGATGGTCGTCGGCGTCTTTGAGCGCAAGATAAAGAGGCGCAGGGCCATCGTCGCAGAGCAGATCCTTAACACGGCAAAGGCGGAGGGTGTCTCCCTGCGCGCCGCAGACATAAAGGAGCTCATCGAAGCAGATGACATTCTAGAGAAGCTGGAAGCGGAGCTCCTAATCGCGCAGAGGTCCTCCGGCAAGCTCTACAACATCGTAGAGGCGTTAAAGATGAAGTCTGAGCACTTGCGGTCATTGGCGGGCTTCAAGAGACAGGAGCTCAGGGACGCCGGCAGCGTGTAAGCCGTATTTCACGGAGAACCATTAAAGGAGGAAGTCATGACCGTGATCCGCGAGAACGAGGACATTGCCAGGATCCGCAAGCTGATGCAGGACAAGAAGGGCGGCGGGCAGAAGGATCCGAACGAGTTCCGGTTCCCCAAGGCCAAGGAAAACGAGACGCTCACCTACTACATCAAGTTTCTACCGCCCGTTCCGAGCATGGGCGACCTCTGGTTCTACATGAACGGCAGCCACTTCCTGGACATGAAGCGGCTGGAATGCCCGCGCATTCATGAACAGGGGGCGGAGTGCCCGCTTTGTCAGCTCGGCTTCCAGCTGATGGACGGAATGGACAAGGAGCAGAAGAGCAAGATCGCCAAGACGTACCTCGCCAGGAGCTACTACGGCGTCAACATCTACTTCCCACAGTCTACCAACGTCCAGGAAGACCTCCGCGGCAAGGTCTTCTGGGCCAACATCCCGAAGACGCTCTACGACAAGTGCGAGGAGTGCATTCTGCGGGACGATGCCGGCAGCGAGGACGATCCCGCGCCGTTCGGCCTGTTCTACGACGAGAAGGCCGGGTACGTCATGAAGGTCGTCATCAAGAGCAAGGGCGGCTACAACAACTACGAGGAGTCCAAGTTCCTGGTCACGACCAAGGGCCCCCTGTCCAAGGACGAGGCCAAGATCAAGGAGATCCTGTCCAGGCGGCATGACGTGCCCACGAAGTTCGCCGCACGCGACCTGGCAGCGCTCCAGGCGAAGGTGGACAACATCCTGAAGAAGTCGCCGACCACCGCTGGCGATGATGCCGGATTCCATGAGGACCACACGGAGGAAAAGCCCGCGGCAGCCAAGCCCGCCCCGGCCGCGAAGCCTGCGGCAGCCAAACCCGCGCCAGCAGCAGCCAAGCCTGCTCCGGCCGCAAAGCCTGCGGCAGCCAAACCCGCTCCTCCTGCAGAGGAATTCCAGGACGAGGTTACGGAGGAAGCCCCTACCAAGCCGGCGAAGCCCGCCACGGCGGCTAAGGCTGCGCCGGAACCTGAGGAATCACCGGCGGATGGCGGGCCGATCGCGGATGCGGAAATCGACAGTCTCTTGAAAGAGATCAAGGACGAGTAGCCGGTCTCTGCTGAAACGTAATCGGAGGCGGGCGCGGGACACCGCGCCCGTTTCTTTATGAAGCATCTGCTGGTAGACGGCCGCAATTCGATCTACCGCGCCATGTTCGCGGGGATGGCGGACCCTG